CGTATGGCTTTGATGTTTTCATCTATACGAGCCATCGATACAGCCTGGTTATGTACAGCGTCCTCTACTCTCGCGAGCCGCGCTTGTACTGCAATGAGGTCATCTTTGTTGTCCTGTATGTCGCCAATCATCATCGAGACCGTCCAGACGATTGCACCAGCTTGAACTAGTAGGCCAAAGATTAGGGTAATAGGCACGGACTTGGACAAGTGCCAGCTGTCCACTGGTGGGTAATCAGACATGTATATACCTCAATGTTTATTCTGGGTCGTTGTCGCCATCAGGAGTGTTGACTTCTGTTTCCCAAACAGGATTTACAGTCCAGGAAGAACCATCGAACATGTATTTACCACCAGCCCAATCCTCAGGAATATCTGAGACATTGCTATGGAAGGTAGAGTTTGTAGCATTCAGATCACTAATATTATAAAGTACCTGGTTGTCTTCTTTAACGACTACTTTGTCTGCTAGAAGTTCTACATTGTAACTCGAGGGCCAAACATATGCTGCCATACCATCGTCGTCTCTCACTAATACTTTTGACATAGTTTAACCTTTCACAATTAGCTTTGTTGCAGCGACAGCAGTCCCAGCAACGACTGAAGGAGTGTCAGCGGTTTGACTTAAAGACCCATCTTTTTGTACATAGTATTTTTTAGCTGGCGTTAAGCCAGATTGTGCATCATCAACTGACCCTACAATTTGAATAGTTGCAGTTGCGCCATTTGAGTACGCGGCATTAGAAATTCCTATATAATTGTCTGCAAGAAGATTACTTGACGAAAACGCACCGTTGAATGTCCAGCCATTTAGCTTGTTTGAATCACGGTTATCTGGCGCAACGAATACACTTCTAAATATATCTGGAAAATAAACACCAGCGGCTTTAAATGGGTTGAAGGTTGAGTTTGCCTCAATAGTTTGTACGCTTCCAGCCGTTAGTGAGCTAGTTCCAATCGTGTAAGTCGCAGAAAAAGCATCAGAGCTTGCAATCTCATAATAAAGGTGGAAAACATCTGCATTACTATCATATGTCAGTTCTGCGTCATAAGCCTCATTAGTATGTACCAACTGCTCACTGCTCCAAGTAATACCAGAACTCCCTAAAACAGCCTGTACAATCTTTGTGTCGGTAGGGCTATATTTATCGACACAAACCACAAGGTTTCCTTTGTTGTCAGAAGCCATAGGTATGTTGTCGTAACTTCCCCCTTCTGGGCCTGATTGCGACCAGCTGCTAGTATTTAAGTTAGAGAATGTATATGTGCCAGTTATTTGCAATACAGCAACACTTACATAGTATGTTCTAAATGCAACAATTACCCGTTCAACAGAGCTATCCCACACACAACTTGGCCTATAAATAGTTTGGCTGTCTATAGTGGTCATACTGCCTAATGAAACAGTTCCATCAGCGGCAATACGACCAATCCAACCTCTACACCAGTTGTTGTTTTTACCCACAACAAATACGCTATCATCTTCTGGACAAGCACATATATCCATATAACTTACATTAGCATTATCCCAACTACCTAAACTCCAAGTCGGTGTTGTGCCTGATACGGTTATGCTCCCATACCACATTCGATTACTTTGAGATGAGTTACGGAACAGAACAAAGAACTTATCTACCGAAGCAACATAAGCAATTCTAGGATAATAAGCACTGTAGCTAACTAATGTTGTTTTAGTTCCCCAGCTTACACCGCCTGACCCATTGCTTTCACCTACGATAGCAGAAAAGTATCCGTTGCTATCTCTAAACACCGCAACCACTTTACCATTACCGTAGGCAATATGAGGATAGTCGGTACTTTCTGCTGCTATTACGGCTGGTGTAGTTGAGGCTTGAGATGTAGTGCTTTGCGCTATGGCACTAACTGTACCATCTTGATTAACACAGCAAGGGTCACCGTTTGCTATTGCGCCAGATGCTGTTGCATCGAAGTTTGAACCGCCACCCCCACCGCCGACAGCCACACCGTTGACTGTTAATGATCCACCAACAGTTAGATTATTAGCAACTGCTACGTCACTGTTACCAGAACCTACAGAGAGCAGTAATGAATCATTTAGTGAGTCATAAAATCTTGTGCCGCCATATATTGTCCTAGCCTTAATTCTTATGCCAGTAGTATAATCTATGTCTAACTTGTTGTAGTTACCACCGTAGTTTTCAAGGTTAGTACCGATGTAATAATTGCCTATTGCGTTAGTGTCTGCACTACCAAACATCAATCTAACGCCAGTAACACCGTCATAAGGGTTATATGCTGCAGAGCCACCAATAGCGAGATGCTTTTCGCTGCTAGGTGTATTAAGCCAGTAACTACCACCGCCACTAAGTAAACCAAAACCGTTACCATCGTGGTAGCCAAGGTAGCCTTTTATTGTTCCTTCATGACCATCCCTAATTCTAATAGGGCCATCTGAATCCCAGTAGAAACCACCACTGTCGGGGTAGAAGTGTTGCCCATAATCTTGCGAATATAAACCTTCTTCACCGTAAGCTCGAAACCAGTTGGATGAGTAAACGCCTTGTACTGCGCTGAGATAACTGTTTGTATTAAAAGCGCCTGTCTTAGTTTGATTAGTTCCAGAAGTGTCTATATAGTAGCTGCCTTGTTGACCGTCTAATAGGTCAGCATCAAGGCCAGAGCCAGAGCCGTCATTTAAGCTATCCCATTGTTTTCTCCAACTTGACCATGTACTGTTATAACCCCTACTAAAGGCTTCACCAGTTTGAAAATGTGTAGCCAATTGTCCTGTAACATTACCCTCATTACCAAAAGTAGTAATAGCGTAATGTTCATTAGTTGGATTACTCGAATTTGGGTCTACTCTCCGACTTGAAGACGCAAAATAATTAGGACTAGAAGCATCACTAAGTTGCTCGACAAGAGCAGACAAGTGCGCCCCATCAACAGTATCAGCATCTAGGCCAGAGCCAGAGCCGTCATTTCCAGAGTGCCAAAGGGTTTGTACAGTACTTCCGTCATAATATTTACCAGAGCCATAAATATATGTACTAGACCCAGTAGTATCGCTACCAATGTACACACCGTGATTACCGTTCCACCCGATGCTGTCACTCATCTGATCCGATGTGACCCATGTCCCAGTTTGCGCCCCGACATCTATGTCACCTGAAACAGTCAGCGCATCAGCCGTAACAGTGCCAGTTACGTCAATACCAGAGTTGTTAATTTCTAATCGTTCCGCACCACCTGTATAAAACTGCATAAGGTTGCTGGTTTTATTGCCCGTTATAGATGGCCTACTTGTACCACCACCCCAGCCAATGTAAGTGCCATTCGCAATATCTAGTTTTGCATTGAATGTAAGTTCACCTGTGGCTGTATCATTAGCATCACTGCGTAAGAACTGCGTGGAGTCCAGACCGTCGACTGTAACAGCGTCTACGTTTGATAGATCGACTGTCGACCAGGCGTAATCACTTCCGTTCCATTTTAAGTATTGGTTCGTAGATGCACCCGATGTGTTCAGATGTGTGTCTACGTCACTATCGACATACCCAGCTGCAACACTAGACCAGGCATAATCACTTCCGTTCCAATTAAGGTACTGACCACTCGATGCACTACTTGTATTTAAATGTGTGTCGACATCGCTGTTAGCATACCCAGCTGGTACACTAGCCCAGTCGTAATCACTTCCGTTCCAACTTAAGTACTCACCAGAGCTTGCTGTCGAGGTGTTTAAGTGGCTGTCGACCAGTGGATTAACATTGGCTGCATCAGTCACATCAGCTGACGCCTCGATTGCATCTAGCTTAGATCCCATAGCTGACACATCTCGACCATCGAATGTCTGGGTAGATGCAAAAGTAATAGCGCCTGTAAGTGTTCCCCCAGTTAAAGGTAGGTAGTCAGATCCAGATATATAAGCAGCAACCCAGGCAGAACCTGTATATACCTTCATAGCACTTGCTGTACTATCAAAGAAAAGCATACCAGCTGCCAGGCTGTCACCGTCGTTGTCGGCTGTAGGTGCCGTAGAGAAAACCCCTAAGTACCGATCATCGAAGCTATCGAAGGCAGCTAGTGCACTGTCCCTGGCACCCTCAGCGGCTGTCTGAGCAGCTGATGCAGTGGTGGCACTTGAGGATGCCTCTGAGGCTTTAGTAGTTGCTGTTGATGCACTCGAGGCGGCATTTGTAGCTTGAGTGGTTGCAGTTGCGGCACTCGAAGATGCCTCAGAGGCTTTAGTAGTCGCAGTCGCAGAACTTGCAGAAGCTTCAGAGGCTTTAGTGGTTGCAGTAGAGGCGTGACCAGAGGCCGTTACGGCACTTGCAGCTGCCTCAGAGGCTTTAGTAGTCGCGGTACCAGAACTTGTGGCGGCATCGGATGCTTCGGATGCAGCGGTAACGGCACTTGCAGCGGCCTCAGAGGCTTTGGTGGATGCAGTAGAGGCACTAGAAGAGGCTTCAGAGGCTTTAGTAGTCGCAGTCGCAGAACTTGTAGAAGCTTCAGAGGCTTTAGTGGTTGCGGTTGCAGAACTTGCAGATGCTTCTTGAGCTTTAGTCGTCGCCGTGGTGGCACTTGTAGAGGCTTCAGAGGCTTTAGTAGATGACGTAGAAGCATGGTTAGAAGCTGTCAGTGCACTTGCTGCGGCTTCTGAGGCTTTAGTCGTCGCCGTGGTGGCACTTGCAGCCGCGTCTGCCGCATCAGAGGCCACAGAGTTTACACTTGCAGATGCTTCAGAGGCTTTAGTCGTCGCCGTGGTGGCACTTGCAGATGCTTCTTGAGCTTTAGTCGTCGCTGTAGCGGCACTTGCAGATGCTTCTTGAGCTTTAGTCGTCGCTGTAGCGGCACTTGCCGCAGACTCTTGGGCTTTTGTACTCGCAGTGTTGGCACTGTTGGAAGCCTCAGATGCCTTAGTAGTTGCGGTACTTACATTAGTCGATGTGGAAGCAGCCGCAGTTTCTGAACTAGTCTTTGCCGTTTCAGCCGCTGTCTGTGCAGCTTGGGCTGCATCCCTGGCTGCTTCAGCTGCATTCTTCGCTCCGTCGATTGCATTCTGGTTGTTATTGGTCAGACCAGTACCAGAGTAAAATGAAGACTTTGACATAAGTATTAACCCTCGATGTATAGAGCTACAGGTTGCATTGACTGCACAGTTCCAGATGTTTCTGCGTCATTTGCTTGTCCTTGCAGTTCGGACATAAATTGAACGAACTTGGCCTCAAACAGCTGCCCTCGATCATCAAGGAAGTAATCTGAGGCATAAGACAGCGCAGCATAGATAATTAGATCTGAACCTATTAAAGCTAAGTCATTCTCATCACTATCAGCTGTCATATCAACGAATGACGCATAGTAGTTCATTGATAGTGTTCCGCTTGTCGGAAAGGGATAAATCTTCATTATCTCACCTTCTCGACTAAAGAACTTTGGTGTTCCAGCCTCACCTCCCTCAGTAATCTCAACCATCTTAGCCAGCGGTATTCTACTTAGGTTTGTACTGTCGTAGTAGAAATCTGTAATCTCGAGAAAGTCCTGAGGTATTGTCACAAATGTCGTGCTCGATAAGATTGTATAAGACCTAGTCTTTTCCATTGGCGGTATGCGTAATGTACGCTCTATCCGGGCAATAGCTTGGTTAATAAAGGTATCAGCCAGGGTATTGCTACAGTCCGTCCTATTTAGAAGGGCCAGGAAGTGCGCCCTGAGTTCACCTTTGTTCATTTGTTATCTCTTTTTTGCTGTTTTTGCTGCTTTACGAAATGCGGCATTAGTAGGAGCGCCTTTAGCGCCCTTTTTCCGCATCTTCTCGCCACTGCCAGCTTTAATGCGATTACGTTTTGCAGCAATGTTGGAATATAAACCGCGTTTTGCCATCAATTAGATCCTTTTGTCGGTAGCTAAAAAGTAGTCGAGGTTCTGTTCTCGAAGACGCTTTACTATTTCGGGGCCAGTAGCCTGATACAAGTCGAAGCCTTCGCGCAACCATTGCTCTGCAACCACAGTTGGAATTGAGGCTACACGCATGAAATCACCTTCGCGTTGCTTGGTAGATTCATTGCGGCTGTCTTTGAGGTCATCTAAAAATGCCTGGCTAATCTCTTGTGTGTGCTTTCGCACAACATTGTCGCCTTCCTGTAGGTAATCTGTGTTGATGCCTATCAGGTCGACATGATGTTTCTTCTTGTCAGTCTTCATGTGACGTGGATCTCCTTAATGTATAAAAAAAGAGACCCACCCAAGTCGTCGCCAGGTAAGGAGAGCAGAAACCTGGTTTAAGTGACAAGGGTGGGCCTCATCTCGTGAGGTCTTAGATTAGATTATGAAAGACCTGTAATCATTCCATCGGCACCAAAATTGGTGTGCTTAATAGAATATTCGCCGACACAAAAATGCTTATCTGAGTCACCAGATTTCGCTAAAAGTGTACGTGTGAACGGACGTAGCACTGTTGATCGCCACATCGCTGGGTCAATCAAGAATGCATGGGTTGATAATTGGTGCCTGTTAAGGACCACTTTGTATTCACCATAAGGAGACACATAGAGGTCGATTACGTTTACCAATTGTTTTGTTTGAGCAAACTCACGGTTACGCCCAGACGCAGCTGCAAAGCCAGCAACGATTTGAGCATCAGCTGGTTTAATCATGAACACAGTTGGGTCTGAACCGTTGTTAAAGCAAGTTTGCCCTAGCTCAAGAAGCTTGGCTTCAGTTAGAGCGTCAGTGGAGTTACTGCCAGCGTCAACAGCTGTTGAAATCTGTTGAGTAGCTGATGCCATTTCCCGAGCAGCTGATTCCGAGCCTGTCGCAGCGGCGTTATCTACGCCCACGTAAGCTCGTTCTAGGTCACGCTTGATTTCTTTAAGCGCCTTACCAAGTTGGTCATTAATGTTCGCCTAGTGTCGTTAATACTAGACCGCCCAAAGGCAGCTTATGCTTTCACATAAGATCAGACTATGTCATGTCAGTTAGTTACTGACCGATGCGCTTCCACCTACTTAGGTGTACTCCTTGCGGATAGTCGTTGCACGTTCCTCTTTCGAGGCTTCGCTCAAAGTTACCATATCTTTCGACTTAGGCTTCCTTTGAATTCACATCGTTTATACTACGCTACCATCTTTAACGCAGTTTCCTTCGCTCGGCCATAAGTAGCAACGGCGTCAGCTGTGTTACTTACTTGGAAAGCCTTGGTCAGGATCTGGGTGTTGTTTGTTCGCTCAGTGGCTGGGCTTAGAGTAGCCATTGATGCGTCGGCTCCCTCGATTGCCGCATTATTCGCAGCGTTAGCGAGGCTATCCTCGAGCCAGGAGTATGTCCTTGCAGAGACTTTCTCTGATCGGATCATGCTGAACATAGGGGTATCTGTAGGAGTAATATCAGAAATGCTTGTTGTTCGCCTAGTGTCGTTAATACTAGACCGTCTTTTGACAGCTATATGTTATGCCATATAGAGCAGACCATATCATCACCCTGGTTGAACAGGGGCCGTGCGCTTCGGGCCACTTGGCCCTACTCCATTTCTGGATGGTCGTTGCACCTTCCTCGATGTCTCGAGGCTTGGCTCAGGATTGTCCCGTAGGATGTTCCCTGAGTTCACACGGTTTGTTTTGACAGCTTACGCTGAAAGGACACCATTCTTACTTAATGTCCGAAACGTCTTCCTTGAGACCCGTTTGGTCGTATGTGGAATATAAACTCATTGTAAGAGTTCCTTTTTAGATTGATTGAATGTTAAAACGATAGTGTGATTATCGCTCCCATCTGCTTAGTAAAGCATCAGCTATGTCATCTAAATCACCAGTTCGACTTGGGTTATTCCGAAGCTTATCTTGGGCTTTCCGTTGACGTTGGGCATTTCTGTCGGCGTCAGTTTTTGGTGCCTTCGTGGTCTTCAGTACTCGTCTAGTGGTGTTCTTAGCTTTAATCACTTTGGCCTTCGCTTTCTTTGTTTGTGCAGTAGCCTTTGTTTGATCATAAAGCCTAGCTTTGTTGAGAATCTTAATGACCTGTGGGTCAACATATTGATCTACTTGTTCCTGAGGTAATCCCTGACTGACTGCGTAAGTGCGAATGCTATTGTACAATTCGTCACCCCAATCGGGCAGATCATTCTTCAAGACTTTGATGCATTCTGTGGCTGCTTCTTGCACTTGCTTTTGTTGTTGTGCTTGAGCGTCCTGGTAGAATGCATTAGCTTCTTCTTTGAGAAACTTTAGATCTTTCTCAGCTTCCTGGCTTTCACGGCGGAATGCAGCAAAATCCTCAGTGGACATCTGTCTACTTGCGACTAGCATGTCTACCTCTTGATAAGGCTTCATTCGCGCTTCCGCTCTTTCGAGAAGCTTTTGATAGCTTAGATGTGCTTTGCCAGTGGCCTCTTCGGCCTCTTTGCGTTTGGCAGCAACTTCTTGAGACTTACGGGTGAGAGATGCTTCTTGACCATGAAGGCGTTTAAGATCCGCTAAGGATGCCTGTTTGACTTCGCCATCCACCGAGATTTCAACCAAAGTGTCATCAGATAACAAAACTTCAGTTTCGTCTTCTTCTTCATCTGCTTCGGGTTCATCCTGGTCTTGAGCTTCATCTGTATCAGGGTCCTCGTCGGTTTCTTCGACCTCTTCGTAGTCCTGTTCTTCATCTTCATTAGTATCTGACGATGTTTCCTCGATAGTCTCTTCCTCGGGGGTTTCGTCAGTTGCCTCTTTATCGTTTTCGGCAGATAGGTTCTCACCGTCTGCCCATCGATCTAGAATGGCGTCGGTGGCATCCATAATGTCATGGAATGCCTTAGGTTCATCATTTGATTGGACGTTGTTATTAGACATGGTCCTATGATTCCTCCTGGCTGTTGTCGCCTACTTCTTCAGTGGCTTGAGCAGCGTTTATTTCGTCGCGTACTGCAACTTGCTGCTTAAGTGTGTTCACCACGTCGACTAAGGCTCGATAGTGGAAATAAGTGATGTTACGCTCTTTTGAGTCCTCAGGTTTACTGTTTGTAAAGCTTTGGAAAGTAGCCTCAACTAGACCGTTAATCACTCGATTAAATGGCTCAGACTTCAATAATGTCTCTGCGTCGTCGCCAATGCGTACTAGTTCTTCTTGTTTTGGTTCAAGCATTAATAAGCTCTCCTTAATTCGTAATTGTTACTTTTTAGGTGGGCGTCCTTTTTTGGACCCATAGGTTCCTTTACCTTGTGGCACAGGTTCACTCCTCTGTTTGTGATTGTGGGCGGCTATAATTAGCCAGTTGGGGATGCGATAGCTCTGACGTCGTCAGCTGTTCTCGCAATCTCTAGTTCAGCATTATCGACCATCTGTTTGTGCTCGAGTTGTGCTTCTTTGAGATCTTGGTTGTCAGACTGTAAGGCAAACTGTTGCTGTGCTTTCATCTGCTCTAATTGTACTTTCATTTGCGCTACCTGGGCGTCCATCTGAGCCTTCATCTCGGCTACCTGAGTTTGACGCTCTTGTAGTTCGATCTGCTTTTGCTGCATTTGCATGGCTATCTCAGCGCCTTGGTCAGGCTGCTCTGGCGGCAACTCTGATGGTGGCGTTAAGTAGTCTTTGACGTTCTTAATGCCGTTCTGCTCCATGACGTGTGTCATTAGCTTATGTTGGTTTTCTGGGGTGTACATCTTAGACAAGGTTTCATCAGCTGACATGATAGCGTGAAGAGACATGTACTTCGTAGCTTCAGCTTCCTGTTCGCCGTACCCGAGGTGTAGCTCAACGGTGACATCTCGTTTCTGACCCCAGGCAGCTGGGCTTACTTCTACGAAGTCTCCAGCAATCTCCACGATCTTGGCGTCTGGTTCGTTCTCGACGACCAGCTGGTAAATCATTTGATACAGTGGCTTCAGAAAGTTGTTTGCGAAGTTACGTGCGATAATCTTTTGACGCTGTTGCGACATGGTAGCCAGCTGTTCGACCATTGCAGCTGAGTTTTGCTTGCTGATAGCGTCCTTGTTTAAGCCTTGGCTAAGACGTGAGACGCCTGTGGTGTCCTCTTTGTCCTCGTCTAGCATCTGTATTGTCTGAAAGATAAACGGGTTGAGAGGTGCCTGTGGCATTGGGTTGATTGCGTCGGGTCTAGAAACATTGACGATGCCGCCTACCCTGTTGTCAATTAACTCGCGTGGGTTCGTAAGACCGCCTTTGACCACCGTGTATCTTGGGTTATTAGTGATCATGGCGTGATCGAGGATTGACCTGGTCAATACGGTACGTGCAGTCTGTATTGGGACGACCTTGGACCCAAAGTTAGAACCAAAGAAAGAGTGTGGTATCGGGAGTGGTACGAAAGCACAGAAAGGTTTGTATGTGCATTTCTCTTTGTGAAGAACTACGTTACCAGCTTTAATTACTTTGTACGTCTCAGCGATGCCAGTAGCATCAAGATCGATGTCCAGATAAAGCTCATAGCATGTGATAGAGCGTACTTGATCTTGGAAACCTTTAGCATTGAAACCACGGTCTTGACCAATTTCTTCATGCCTTGCCAAAACTTCTGGATCGGTTTCCATTTCGACATCTTCGTGATCCCCAATCTTTGCAATAAGCTCTTCATCATAACCAGCCTCTCTAAGTTCTGATATTGTCTTGGTTGTTCTATGCCCACAAAAGATGACGTCGTCTAAAGACTTTGCTTGAGGCTCAATAATAAATTGCTCTGGAGCAATAGCTTCTATAGCAACCTGGCTGGTGTCTTGGAAGATCCTAAGTTCTCCACTGTAGAGACCGAGCTCGTCTTGTGTAACTTCCTCGATCTCTACGTTGTCCTGGGCAACTATAGCGTCGAACTCTTCTTCCGTTAAATCTTCAATTGGCTCTAAGTAGGATTCCTCACGCTCGTCCCAGTATACCTTGCACAACCCAGATCGAGCGACGAGACCGTCATGTATAACCGTCTGCATTACCTCGAAAAGGTTGTTTTGTCTGTTGGCTACATAGTCGCAATATGCGGTGGCTACGTCTGCTATTCTTACATCTTCGCCAGTGGTAGCGGCAAAGCGAACTGTCTTGTAGCCAGTACTAAAAGTCTCGAGCAAAGCTGCTTTCATGGACTCGACAGCGTCGTAGACGTCCATGCTGACGTACTTGGAGTTGCCGTCGTGCGCTGGTCGAGGGAGAGTTGCATTGTAAAAGTCTATAACCTTTTTACGTTCCCGACTAATCTGCGAGTCATAGTAGCCGATACTTCTGCGTATATTGTCGTCGAGTATCGTGACTAGCTTTTCGTCATCGACCTTTTTGTAGTCTTTTTTATCCATGATTTTTATACCATCTCAATGTAGTACTCATCGTTGCTTTCTATAGGTTCCCAGGCACCTTCGTGCACATGGTTTGCTAATGCCAGGGCCATGACACAGTCGTCATAACAACCAGGCTCGGCTTCCATAGAGCCACTTTCAGTGACCACGTATGTAAGCATCTCTCGTATTGTAACTTTGTCGTTAAGCTCTATTTCGCCCTCTCTGGCTGACGCTCTTAGCTCGTCAATAATCAGGGGCTTAGTTTTAGCTGTTGTGCTAAAGCCTAGCTTTATGGTTTCTTTGTCGGTTAACTTGTCGACCTGTACTTCCGTAAAGAAGTTAGGGTAAGCCATGTCTTTAGCTAACCTAGTGCAAGTCAAAAGACCGTGACCGTTGTTTTCGACGATGATGTATGCAGTGTTAAAGAAGTTACCTAAGTGAAACAGGACCTGAGCATAATAGTCTGGATGCACATGGCCTCTCCAGGTTGCCACCAGGCGTTTTTTACTATCGAGCACTTGAGCGACACTGTAGTCACCACCTCGGACGCCCATAGCGACGTCTGCTCCTATAACATATTGTTCGCCAGGATCGTGACGTCGGTACATCGTAAGTTCGCCGCGCAAGTTGTTTAGCCACTCGTCGCCCTCAAGAGCTAGGCGCTCGATAGGGTCTCGAGCAGTCTCTAGATGCTTTTGCAGCTGCTCTGGGTTGAACACTGGTCGACCTGTTGTCAGAAAAGCTTCCTCGGGTTCCGAGGGGTACTCCTGTTTAAATAAGTCGATGCCGTTTTGAGCAATCTTGCGACGACGAAACATTAGCTGCTCGTCATCGAGGGAATACTTTTCAGCTAGGTCTTCTTCGTCAGGGGTGCGCGCGAACTTCTCAGGTACTTTCTCTCGGTACTCAGGGTCGACATACCAGGGAATAAACACTGGCACAAAACCGTTCGTGCCTTCGACAGCGCCTTTCCAGAGGTCATAGAACGTCCCTGTGACGCCGTTCGCTGTACTCTCGACGAATATAGCAGTGCCTGGTGCATTAGGAACGGCCTGTGTCAGCGAGTTCCAGTTGTCCAGGGCGGTAGTCTTACTCCAGAATGCAAGTTCTGAGCAGTGGACGTGTGTAAGTGTCTCTCCTCGACCAATGGCTTCACCACCAGCTGTGGCAACGATATATGAACTATCGAGGACGTCAAAAGACAACTCGCGCCTCGAGGAATACTTGGTGTGTGGCTTGAGTATCTCTGGGCAGTTTTCGTGATACCTTTTAGTCATATCAAATAGCGCTCGAGTAGAGTCACTGTGATGTGTGATGACCATAGCTTTGGCAGCTGGTCGTTGAGACACGCTAAAATACAAGTAGCCGCCGACGTAGGTAGACAGTCCCTGCTGTCGGGCCTTCAAGATAATTACTCGGACTTTGCCGTCTGTTTTTATCTGGTCGGTTACTGCGTCGTTTAGAATGTCTTGGGCTGGCTTAAGTGCTAGTGGAGCAATCTGCCCCGTCTTAGTTCTAATCTTAAGTGCAGACTTAGCGTAAAAACTAAAGTCTTCATAAAGTCGCTTACGAACTTGCTCCAGCTTCTTCGTCGGTTTCTGTTTCTTCTGTGTCATCTTCTGCATCTCCTTCGTCAAGCAGTGAACTAAGGAATGCTTCTGCTTTTCCTACGGTCACCTCTTGTTTTGACACTGGTTTTGACTTGGTGAAGTCAAGGACCAGACGTGCAGCTGTTAGACGATCTCGCGTTTGCCCTGGGGTGCGTAGGATTTCTACAGCTGCCTCGAGTGCCTCTTTGGCGTGGGTGTTTTCGTTTTCATCTGTCATAATTGCTACTGCCTTCTTTGCGTCTTCTTTTGCTTTGTTGCGTAATGGTTCGATGGTTGCTTTTGTGTACCCGTCAGGCACTGCTAGGGGTCGACCACCTTTGTTCTTTCGGGTCAAAAGCATTTCTCTGTGCCTTGCTTTACCCTCTGGAGTATTGTGCTGAGTTGCAAGAGGGTTCTTGTCAGCTGGTCTCGACATGTTAGCGTTTTTGATTATCTTAGGAAACTTGGATCGTGGATGCTTTGGTACGGGCATCTAACTGTCTCCTTATGTTATGCTGATAGTGCTCCAGGTTGCATTGGTTGGTTGAGTGCTCCTGGTGGTGGCATCATGCGACGACGCTCTTCTTCTTCGTCTGCTTCGTCTTGTTTTGCTAAAATAGCCATGATGACAGCCAATGTCATTGCTAGTGGGTGCGAGAAGAATTGAACTCGAGTGCTATACTGAAAGAACCCTTGAATAGCTTTTGCAGTCGCTGGATAATCCTTTTTCATCTTCTTTGGATTATTAAAATAAAACAGTAAGGCATCGACAGCCATTTCAGCCGCGCTCCTAACGTACTTCTTATAATTAGGATCTAATGCTATTCCCACACGTTCTCGAACTGATGAACGGTTGTTAGTATCACTGAAACCAACGGGCCTAAAGTCTGCTTTGGTTTGCATGTCTTTTATTTCTTTTAAGACTTTGTTGCGTAGCTTCTTAGGTGTCTGCGTATTGTTAGTTAAAAGACGCCCTACAAACTGCTCGAAAGAACCGTGACCAGCTATTTCAATACGTCCCGTAAGTGGGTTTTTACCTATCTTTTGCAGCGGCCTGGTTATTCCTTCTGCCTTAGTGCCAAACTTACTTAGTATAGCTGGATGATACTGTTGATCTGCTAAACCGTGTAAGACCTCATGTAATCCAGTGATGTATGTATCAAACTCTGAAGTCGTTTCTCCAAGTACATCTACTGCGCCTTCGTCTAAAACGGCTGCTACACCTCTTTGCGTCGTTTCGTTACGCGAAAAGAACCCAGCAACTTTTCCACCTTTACCTCCAGCGGTTTCAAATGCAGCATCTAATGCTTCTTGGTTACTAAATAGTTCCAAATATACATTTATGGCGTTAGCAAGTGTCCTGACATCATCTAGAGTTCTAATTCCATCTTCGTATCTAGAGCCAGGCTTACCAATCTCAATAGCAGCCTTAACTGTCTGACCAGACTGTATTACCTCTTGTTGGCTTGGGACAGCGCCCCTCGTCGGGGGGGATCTCCTATCGGACCCCTGGA